TGTTAAGTTAGTTAGACTATATTCGTCTGCTAAAAGTGTTTTTTTACAAACTACATTTACTCTTTCAATAAATTGTTTTAATGCTTCTTGCCTGTTTATAAACATGCTTTGTCTAGGTCGATTTTGCACACCATATCTTTGACTAGTCGGAATAGTTGGGTCAGGCACAATATTATTTTGTTCATCAAATCCAACTAAACTATCAAACCATTTTCTTTCTATATCACTGTTTGGTACACTTGTGTCTAATCCTTTAGACATAATTTGATATTGATTATGAGAGTTTTGTCTTTGCTTCCTTACTGGAACTGTTGAATATTTTACATTCAATACTGTATCAGTATTAGTAACAAGATCATTACAATTAGTTAAAAGGAATTTATTTTTACTTAAAAAACTTACATATCTATATCTTTGATCAGCTGGATTACCGATTAGAGCTGCCAGATTTTTAATACTAATTGTTCTATTTTTCTTAAGAGGAATAGTAGATTTGTTTTCAACCCAAAAATAGTATAATGTACTAAATGTGTTGCTTGTAGTGTCGTAAAGTAACCTAGTAGTATATTTAGAATTTCCATGTAAACTAATACCACTGATTCCTTGTAGTAAGCCTTGTTCTGTGTCTGCTAAACTATCCCACGTTTCAGGTAAAACTGTACTTTCTACCCATTCATATACACTTATAATTGAACCGTCAAGCTGGGTATTCCATGTATTTTTTTGGAATGCAAGTGTGCCTTGATATGAATGAGCAAATCTAGCATCTCCTATATTCCACCAAACTTGTCCTACGTGTTCCTCTGACCAATGTCTGTTAGGATCAACATTATCATCTTTACGTTGACCGGTATTATAGAATGCAGGATCAAAACTTGTCTTGAAATCTATTTGTGCTTCTGCTATTCCGGCTATTTTACCTTGCACTGGATCAATAAAATCAAGATAAGTAATAATTCTTTCTTCTCTTTTATTGTATAAGAAAACCCCTTCAATTTTTTCAACATCAACTGGTTGTACACTTTGCCGTATTTTAGTCCACGCTTTTGTATTTGGCTGTTTTCTAAAATCAACCAGTCCGCCTCTATAAGTTTCACTGAATTGTTCAGGCATTCCAACATATATATGATTACCAGAGGTGTATATATGTTCTCCGAAAGTTGTCTGCGTTAAAGGATATGTAAATACTTCAGATTGCAAAACACTTTTTGGAGATGTATAAGTTGCGGCATTTCCTGTTGACGCATCATCAAGTAGTTCGTATAGATAAATTACACCTTTATCTATTTTAATATTATTAAAAGTAGTAAACTTTTTATCAAACGTAGTAGCTGTTTCTTTTAATGCTGAAGTTGTATCAAGTTCATATGAATTTGATTTATTTTTTTCATATGTGTCAAATTCTGTTGGAATAACTTGATCTCCGTTCAAGCTGGAAATAGCTAAGTTGTCAACTCCCCAATCTAAAGCATAACCAAACTTTTCAGATTCCTCATCTTGTGGCGGAAGTAAAGTTTGTGTTGGATTAAATATTCCCAATGTAGAGTTTACTGATGTTCCAAACGTACCAAATCTATTTGCATTATAGATATAAACAACACCTTGATTGATCTTGGTTGAATCAACAAGAGGAGCACTAACTGCAAATCTTGTTCCGTCTGGATGTAAACTAATTTTATCAGCAAAGCCATCTACTGTAGTTGGTTGCGTAATAAGTTGTTCAAACTGGAATTTATCGTCGGCTTCTCTATAAACAACTACTGCAATATCACGTGTACTATCAGTTTTAACTTGTTCACTAGTTGTAATTAAAACATCACCGTCTGCACTTATATCAAAGTCTTTGCTGAACTGTACTATGTTTTGTATAGGATCAAACGTATTTTCACCATAAAATACTTGCGATGTAGTGTTGGGCAAAATACCTAAATAATCAACCTTTGTACTCAAAGCTTCCCAACTAGTTGTTGACCAAGCTGTATTTTCAGAAAGATTAGTTTTTGCTTTATATAAACTACCTTGGTAATTTACAATAGTATCTTTTTCATACTTATAGGTGTTATCCCATACACCTCTATAATTTCTATCTTTACCTTGTCGCCAACTAATATTATTCCAATATACAGGATCAGGAATTATGCCAATTGTACTAGTAGTAGCTTTTAAGCATTCATAATAATCATCTTGGAATAAAACAATATCTCCAGGAGCATATGCTGTAAGTTGATACGATCCTCTAAACTGTGTTGAAGGTTTTGTGCCATGTCTATAAAATTCTATAGATCCCGGATCTTGTCTTGTGCCAAGACCTTCGCTTGATACAGCTAGTGTATAATAATTACCCTGTTGTACTATTTTAACTTTTTTCCCAAATTTTCTATTTGCTTTCCTGTGTTCAGAAACAAACACACGATATCTTTCATAATCACCGTCTGGAGTTCTTCTATATAAATGTACTGAGCCTTCTTGTGAAGGTCCAGCAACTCCGGATTTATCAGCTTCGATATTAAATATTTGTCTATAATCTTTATTCAAACTATAAGGTGGATTAGGTAAGCGTGATATTCCTTGTTCTGTATTTTCATTAAAGAACCAATATTCTTCGTCAACAATTTCAGGATTTGTTACAACATTGAATTGTGAAGTATGTTCAAATACAATTAATTTGCCTACAGTAGATGTACCTACTGCAATATCATTGTCTACGTCTGCTACACTACCCATAACACGATCAACATCACCGGAACCTCTTGCTCCTACATTGGCATTACGTTGTATAGAATATTTTCCTATATTAGTTAATTTTTCCCATGATCCACTAAGTGCTTTTACATAAATCCTTACGCTATTAAAGTTTCTGCGATAAAACATTACTTGAGCAGTACTGGTTGTAGTTGTGGTTAGAGCCAGACCACCTTGTCCATCATTTGGTACTTGTACATCAGCAATTATATCGCCAATCGTAGGCTCAAACACATTTCCATTAAAATCAAACTCGTCGAAGGTAAAGTCAATATATCCGTCCCATAGATCTACGATTGTTTGTTGCTTGTTGAATATATCGTATGTAAATCCAGCTGTAGTAACATCAACAGTCCTATTATCTAGATTATACAATCTAAATTCTGGTTGATCGCCTATTGATAAATTATCAGTATATTCTTTGGCACCTCTTACTAGCCATTTATTACTAAGTTGGTCTGCTTCTACACCACCTGGATCACCTCTATAAGACAAATGAGTAATGTAGCTAGCTCTGTTTCTATTTTTTAGATATGTGCCTATGCTCCCAACTGCTTTTTGTATATTAGAATATGTATTTAATGGTCTTGAAGATGTTGCTAGTCTCACATCAGCATAAACTAATCCTCTGCCTGTATCATAATATGCGCCAGCATTTGAATATTGGAAATTAAGAGTAATATACCAAAATCCGTCTACTGCGGTGCTTGTATTATAGGTTGATGTTTCTGTATAAAATCCAACAAAGTCGGTTTCTGAAATATAAAGTTCATCGCTTACACTAAAAATACCATTCGTATCCTTCAAATAGATTACTGCACTATCATCTTTGGTACCTACGTAACAAACTGTTGCACTACCGGTATCTGTAGTTACAATTTGTCCTACAGAAGGTAATGTAACAAATGTAGAAACAAATAATACATGATCTACTTTGTGTACAATAGTATGACTTCCTGTAATTACTTCAGCGGTAATACTTGGTATAGCACCATTAAAAGGAAGATAGTTTTGCAAAGTAGGATAAGCATAACTTCTAGTGTTCCAATACAAGTTTATAGTATCTCCTTCTGATGTACCTAAGTACATATCTTTAGGAGCTCTTACTAATAAATGATCAGTTGTGTTATTTGCTAATCCAGGATCTCCGGAAACTAAAAGTTGTAACGTAGTTGAGTCTGCATCTGCTTGTGCGGCAATATTAACATAAGTATCAAAAGTAGTAAATGCTTGAGATGCTATCTCAGGCAAAATTGCTCTATTTGCTTTCCATAAACTTTCTCTGTATTTTACAATATCTCCTTTATTATAAGAAGTAGAATTACTAAAATCTCCTAAATATCTAGTTTTTACGCTAGAAGCTTGTGGATGACCAATTGCTAAATATTCACCGTCTGGACTAACTGAAATGCTTTCGCCAAATCTACCTGAACTTGCTGACAGTAAATCATCATTAGATTCTAGTTGTATTATATCGTCTAATACCAGGTTATTTTTTTCGTTGTCACGTTTATAAAAATTAACTTTACCATTTCCGTCACCTGGTGAAGCAACAAATACATTGTTATTATTTTCTGAAACTGAAACGCTTTTACTAAATTCATGGGACGTACTATCAAAATCAGAAGGATTAAATAATGTTTGTGATTTAGAATATACTGAATTATTCTCAATAACTCCCCAATCACCGTCAATAGTATCAACCCAAACTTTTTGTTTAGGAAATACGTTATATCTAGATGCATTTAAATCTGCAAGACTACTTACTCTTACTTGTCTAAATTTTACTACTTGAAAGCTTTCGTCTGTAAAGTCTTCTATTGAATTACTTCTATTAGCTTTAATTGTAACTTTATCTAAGTTTACACTATCAACAGCATACAGACCGTCTAAAGCATACGTTTGGGCTCCTCTAACACCAATAATATCATCTTTGGTAATAACAGCTCCCTGTGTGTTAGTCCATTTATCTAAGGTTAGTGTAACTAGTGTTTTATTATCGTCAGATAATGTATCTGTTCTAATTGCGGCTGAAATTACATTTGTATTTGCTCTTACTAATTGATAGACATTCCAACTCCCTTTGCCTGTTTCAATTAGCCAAATATATGCACCATCATCTACTTCATTTACATCACCTAGAGATAATTCATCTACTGACCCTGCAGAAAATGCTACATCATTAATATCAACATATCCGCCTGTTTTTATATATTCATTATCACTACCAATTACTTTTGTAGGGAAAGGCTCATGTGTATAGCCCTCTGGTTTTTTGTATAATTCATGCGGTAAAATTCTATATGCTATATCAAAATTACTTTCCGGTAGTGCAGTTACTAATTCAAACGATTGCGTTGTTTCCGCCATTTTTTCTTCATTTAAATTGAATTCTACTTCTTCGGTTTTAGTAGTAGCACCAAATCTACCTGTCTGTATAGCCCATTCTTCATAAAAGTCTAAAGCAGACTGTGTTCCGTCACCTAATGATTCAAACAATTTAGTTAAAGCATTCATTGTGCCTTTGTCAGCAATAAATCCTCTATAAAATTTAAACTGGCTAACATCATCATTAATAATATTTGCAAGATACTGTCTCTTCTGATAGCCTATTAAATGTTGTGCTAAACGTTGCTGTTCTGCATCAAACCCTTCAGAGTCTAAATCATAAAAATCAGTAAACTGATTTGCTTTATAGTCTAGGTTAGCTTTTAATTCTGGCTCAGGTTTTTCATTAAGTTGATACCAAAAATTAGAATTAAAATCTTTAGATCCTGGTAAATTAGATTTAGCTGTATAATAAAATTGCTTATATTTTACTAGTGACCCTATTTTATAATCTTTCCATTGCATCCAGTCAGTAATCTCTGCATCATCATACATAAATCCTGGTAGATTCAATCCGCCGTTCCAGTCAGCAGTTCTGTATCCGCTTACTTTAACACGCTCCTGCCTATATCCAGAAGTTGGTTCATATATTATGTCACTAAATGCTGTTTTGTTTTCTAATAATACTACATGTTCTTTTTGTACAAGTGGTAAAGTTATATGATATATTCCGTCATCAGTATTTTTACTTTCTAACCCGAAAGAATTGCCGTCACGCAATAAACTATTAAATTCCGCACTTAATGGAGATCCATCAGACGTTAAAATACTATAGTCATAAAATGTATCATACAGATTATCTACTACAGTATTTGCTTTGTTAAAATCAATTTTATTAGCGCCTGGACTTAATGTAATGATTGTTCCCGAGGCCCAGCCTTGTGTAGCCCAGAACAAAAATTCTCTACATGAATTTGCCCAGTTTTCGACTTTTTCATTGAAAGAATCTACTTCGTTAAATGTAAATCCTATGTCTTTTTGTCTAGCATTATAACCTAATACAAAGTCTACAACTTCTTGGGCGTTATTGAGTCTAGTACCGTACTGTAATTTTTCTACTTCTGTTTCAAAGTCTCTTTTGAACTCAGCAGTTTTACCGCCTATGATAGGTAGTTCGGAAAGTAATGCTAAATTTGTAGTATCAAATTCGTCTCCAGCTGTAAAATCTTTTATTACTCTATAATAATCGCTCCCTTGTTCAAGGATTGTTCCTCTAGCATAAATTTGTCCTGCTGTGTAAGGTATACTTTCTTCAGATATACCTCCAACTGTAACTGTAATTTTTGAAGAACCTTCTATAGGCTTGTAGTACTCGAAGGTTGGATCTGTATTATTGTATCCTCTTATAATGTATCCTGTGCCTGCTTTTTCAATTGCAACACCACTATAAGTAGCCATTTCAATTGGACTACTTGTGTTGTTAAAAACAGTAAAACTTTCTTGCGGAATAAAAATACCGTCTCGATCAACTTGTTCTGTAGGTGACCTACTATCAAGTATCAAGTTAAATTTGTTAGTATCAGTGAACCCACCTACTTTAAAACCAATTTGATTTTTAAAGTCTGCTAAGTCATTTTTATATTCTGTATATACAGTTAAAATATCACTTGCTACTAGATTGTAAATGTAATTTACAAGTCCGCATGTTAGAACACGTTGCTCATCTTTATATGTATTAGGCAAATTCAATTTAGATAATACGATAGGTTGTTCAGTATTACTATGTACCCATTGATTTGCTAAATTTTTCTTTATCCTTGATACATCAAATCCTAAGCCCATTACTTTTGCAGGTTTGTTTAACAGATACGCTGTAATTACTGCAAAAGGAAATTCTGAACTTCTTCTCCAAGCATTTTCAACCGGTGCTACATCACCAAACTTAAAGCCATTAACTGCTTGCCTTGATAAAAAGCTTTCTGCATAACTACTATTCAATGGTGACTTCAATTTACCTTGACTATCTACAGGTATATTTCCTGTAAGTCCGGGTCTTGCATATTTTAAATCTACCCGTTCTTTACCTGGTTGTTTAATTCTTCCTTCTTCTAAATCTTTCCATAAAACTAGATTATCGCCAGAGTAAGGTGCTTTGCCGTAAACGTTATCCCACCAGATTGGTTTTTGTCTAAAACCTAGCATCTCCCATGGAAGCTGGTGTGGCCTATCTGTGCCATATGCATACAAATATGCGCCTCTCCAAAAACCTGGATGATTATTTCCTAAAGGTGTTTTAGCACTAGAATAGTTATAGGTGAATGTATTATTAATATCATAAAAATTATTTTCTGTATACTCATTATCAACTAATCTTAACCAAGACATAAAGTCACCTATGATAGATGCATCTATCTCGCTTTTTGTAAATTCTGCATTTGTCTTGTATTCTCCGCCTAAGAAGTCATCAATATCTAATAATGCAGATGAATAATCAACTTTAATATTATTAAATATTCTTCTTTCTAATTCTAAGAGTAATTCGTCTCGAAAGTCTTTATATGCTTTAATATAACTACCGTCATGTCCACGTATCATTGCTACGCCAACTGGATACTCTTCAAATGTTTGTGAATCTTGTACAGCATGATTTGAAGAATTTTCAGGCATGTAAAATACCTGTGGTGAACCTGCAAACACATGTTTGTGTGCTTTACCAGTATCAGCAGTTGAATCTGAATCAGCAGCTATTGCCGCTTCTTCACTTGTATATAAAGGATAAAACCAACCCACTTTTCCTTTGTGAGATTTAGAAGTTTGTTCATCAACTCCATAGACTTTAAATGGACCTGTTGAAGTAGTAGTGTTGCTGACATACGTATCGTCAATAGTAAGTTCTGGATAATATTTTGGATATAATCCTATCTTTGTAGGAGTGGGTGCAACAAAACTTCCGTCAGTTGATTCATATTCGTAAATTTCTATAAGATCATTTAAATTTTTACTAGCAGTTATTACTACATAACCTTCTTCATTAAATGTATAATCTCTTTCATAAGTTAATTGTATTCCGTTAATGTAAACATTAATACTTTTAGCACTTAGTGAAGTTAAATTAAAAGGACTAGTTATAGCATAGATATTTGTATTTGCGTCTAGCACAGTATAGTCTAGTTTGTTTGCTGATCCATATGAAAACATATCTGAAAAATAAAATGGTTGTGATTTTAATTTTTCTTTGTTCACTTCTTGTAATATTTTATCTACATGTTGTTTTATTGGTCCGTCATATCCTAATGATTCGGCTGTTTCGAAAAAGGTTCTTTTAAATCTAGAATATTCATTTTTTGAATATCTTAAAGCCTTTACTATATTAAAATTTTTGTTTGTAATATGGTACAATGGCAAATTAATAGGTCCACTGTGCTTGACAAATCTTTTTCCGTATTGATCTGTTTCTCCTGCATCACGTAAATTTCCTCTTCCAGGAAATACTCCCTGAAAACTAGATATATCTTCGATCATTGTATCTACATGATCAATTACTTCACCTAACGTAAACTCAGTTACATCATCGTTTAGTGGATTACGTTCTAAGTTGTGCGGAAACTCATAATATCCTTTTGTAGTTTTTGCTGCTAAACTATGTGTTTTAATTTTTATAACTTGATCTGTATTCAAATCATTGTAAAATCTTATGAAAGCAAAACCGTTTATTCTATCAATTTCGTAATCAGTCAATCTAATTTTTAAAGTATTATCTACATAAACATAAACAGTCAGATCATTTAAATCTCCAGCCTTTTTGTATACGTCAATTTCAAAATTATTCTTTTTGATAGAAGTAGCATTGTATTCTCTAATAACCATTTGTCTTGTGCTAGTCGGAACACTACTAAATCCGTTAACATAATTAAAATTTGTTAGAGAAGTATATTTTTTCAAATATCCAGTTTTAGTACTTTGCGTAAATAAATCTGTTTCTGTTTGATATGTAAATGTATCGTTGAGTAAATTAAAATTAAAAACAATGTCACCGGAATTTACAATTGACCTATATGTTAAAGGAAAACCTAATTCAGAATCATTTACTCCTGTGCCCTGCTTATATGAAAAAATCTTACATCCTGTAAAATTTGTTGAACCATAATAATCAGTATCGCTGAAACTATTTGTATTATTATCAAATACTTCGAATAAAGGTGGTTCGTTTCGTTTAGTTTTTTGCTGGGATTGTATCCACTTTGTTCCATTGTCATTATAATGAAAACTTTTACCAGCATATGTGCTTCCTTGTGTAACAAGCACTGTTTCCAAAGCTTTTGGCTCTGAATCGGTTTCTGCGATTAAACTAATTTGCCTAACCTTATTTACTGTAACAAATTTTACTTTATAAATTTTTCCACTTACTAAAATATCTGTATCTGCTGTAAATAAAAGACGCATACCTTCTGCTACATCTACGCCATCAATATTGTATCCGCTTGCACCTTCAATAGTACTAAACACATCTGTTGTAAAAACATCAACTAAATCAACATCATTTTTAGCTGCAGATCCAAAGTTATTAAGTTTTAATCCAGCTTCAAATTCGATAATAGGCCTTTTAGCCCTAGTTGATTCATCTAAACTTGTAGGAAGATTGTTGTATGTCTCACTAGCAAGTATAACATCTTTATGAAACCATCTGTTATATCTACTCCATGGGTTCCTATCAGGACTTGCTCTATTAATTACAATGTAATCTTTGTTTGTAGCATATGCCTTTGCATCAGAAAAAGGTAATGTATCAAATTCATCAGTATCATAAGGAACAAGTTTAGTGTCAGAATATTGTGCAGGAATAATAAGATCAGAATCTTTAATTAATTTTATCTTATCTCCAACACCTTCGACAAACCAACTGCCGTCATCATATTTTGTGGGTGTGACAGAACCTTGGAATTTAATTTTCATTCCGTTTGATAATTCAATACTATTGGCACTTTTATATGTTTTTTTGCCTAAAATTTCTTCTACAACATCAATAGCAGAATTTTCTTCAATATCGTAAATTCTTATAAGTCCAGCGGTGTCTATAGAGTTTTTACTTATATAATGTAATCTATCAGGTGCATTATCAGGCACTGTAAATTCTATAGTGCCTTTATCTACATACACTACTGAAATAACCTCACCGTCTTCACCATACTTTGTAATACCAGTAGGATATAGTGTGCTTACGTTTTCATCTGCATCAAATGTAACAGATCCGCTACTAGGTACAACTACATATTCTCCTTGGTCGTAATTATTACCATACAATGCTCCGTCAAATTGTCCATCACCTCTTATTCCTGCACTTCCTGCTGTAAGTACAGCAGATCCAGGAGTAAAAGTTTTAGATATAGAAAATGCAATTGGGTGTCCAGGAGTATCAATTTCAAATTTATATGTTTGTCCTCTGTATAATTTTATTGTAGGGTTGCGAGTTAGTCTATCATCAAATACATAAGCGATACTGTCGCCTTGATCTTCTACAGTAACTGAGTATGTGCTTGTTACTTCTCTACTTTGTCCTCTTACAGGAACAGAAATTGGTCCTGTAGGCATCCAATAATATTCCCTAAAATTAACAAACTTGTCCCAGTCAATATTAGGGTTCCAAGCGTAAGAATCTTGATTGTTTACTCTACTATGATTTTCATTTTTTGACCCAAAGGCACCTAATTGATTCATGTAATCGTTATAGTCTTTATAAAACTTTACATTATCTAAATTGTCCTTGATAACACCTGCAGGTTCTAATTGATAAGCTGTCCTATCTTCTGAAACATCACCTATATAAGCATCTTTAGGAGTGTATGCTTTTGCTGTTTTACGTCCTATAAAACCACTTACTTTTTCTGCAACGCCCGGTGCTACAAGTTGATCAATTGTGCCTTGTAAAAACTTCCTGTTAGCTTCTGTCCTAAAAAATTTAGGTAAAAAGTCAACACTTAGTCTAGTAACCTTTTTTCCTGGAATTGGAAGTGGGCTTTCAGTTTGTAAATCATCGTATGCCATTAATAGCCATAGCCTCCGCCGCTGGAACCACTAGAGCCGCTAGAACCACTAGAGCCGCTTGAACTTGAACTGCTTGAACTTGAACTGCTTGAACTTGAACTGCTTGAACTTGAACTGCTAGTGTTAGAACTATATGATGTTGCTAACCCTCCGCCGGTTGTTGTTGTTGACGATGTTGTTGATGCAGAGCTTGTAATTCCTGATGTTACATTAGTTGTTGATGCACTAGAAATTACAGTACCACTTGCTTGTATTTCTTTGGCTGTTATTTCTGTAATAGTATCTATATCATTAACAGTTGCTGCACTAATAAAAATTTCATCAGGTTCAGATTTAATTTCAAACAAACTACCAAATGATTGTGATCCTTGGTTAGGTACAATTAAGAACGATGATAATTTAGGACTTAGTTCTTGCATTACATATGCACTAAGTTCTTGAAAGTAAAAAGTCTCTCCAAAATCCCAATTTTCAATTGCAAAAAATCTGTTCATTGCTTCTACTATATCAGATTTAAGTTCATTGTCGTTTGTTACGACTCCTTTGTTTTTAACTATTTTAAATTTCACTTGTAAATCCGCTGGTGCTTTTGCGCCAAATAATATTTTGTATTTTGCTGGATAGTAAATTACTTCGTCACTTATACTTTTAATTCTTTCAATCGCCGCACCGTAATTTCTAAATAACTCATCATTACTCTGTGGCTTAGGCTGTACTTCAATTTCTCCTGAAATAAATTTTCTTATGTTTTCATCATATGCTTTTGTCAACAAATATGTATCAATAATATTGGTAGAACTCGGATCTATCCGATAACTTGAATCGGCAACATGTGTATAATGAAACTTGAGACCGGACCTTCCTGTAAATAACTTATAATCGGTATTTAAAGTTGTATTATTTAGAGATTTGTTAAGTGTTTTAAATACTTTTTCATCTTCTAAGTAAAATATTTGACCTTCTGTTCTAGAACTAAAAGGTGCTATTGCAGATTGATTTGTTACAATAGTAATTGTTTGGTCAGCGTTGGAGAAATATTTAAAATCTTCAACACCATCAGAGGTTGTATATTTCTTTTGAAATATAGTTTTTAGTGAAGTAGCTACAGATGCATTATCTGGGTCAACTATTTGATCAAATATTTCCGGATTATCAACGTTACTATCATCGTCTATGTCCATAAATTGTATTTCAATTTTCCTAGAATCAATATACCCATCTGGATCTCTGTAAGCATTTGAAACTGACCATGTAAAATCACTATTAAATGGCTTCACTCCTGTTTGTTGTGTGTTTATGTTTAAAACATCTATTTTATCTCTAACAATTTTTCCTGTTGCAGGGTTATAAACCTTATCAACACCGTCAAAATAAAATTTTATTTCGTCTGCACTTTCGAATACATATCTTAAGTTTCTATATGTAATTGTATAACGTTCACCGTCTGTTTTAAAGTATAAAAACCAACTTGAATCTAAATTCTGTCCAGTAGCATCACCAGTTTTGCCAGTTGAAAAATCTTGTAATGTATTAATGTTTTCGTTTGTGATAATTTTCCATTCTCTATCACTAAGATCATATCGTAGTCCGAAATCCTTAAATTGGAAAGTTTGATCAATCATTTGTCTTTTTACAGAATCTACTAACACTCTTGAAAAATTAGGTACAATTCTGTCTAGCACAGCATTAGTAGGAATATTATCTGCAAATACAATAGGTCCTTGTCCATTTATTTCACTAACTTCAGTGCCATCTCCGTCTACAGAAACTACCCTGGTCCATAGATAATCACTAGCTCCAAAACTTGCATTATTATTTGCTGCTGGATCCGAACTACCAAGTGCTATTTCTCTTGCTTCATTAAAATGTGCAGTGTTGATATCATCAGTCACAAATCTTACCATTGCACCTGGTTCAATATATCGCAAGCTGTTTGCAGTAAATGTGCCTGTCATGTAGGGTGCATTTGTAGCGTCTAATAATCTTCCAGATGCTCTATTTGTAGTAAGCGTACTTCTTTGCCATTTAGCATTTAAATCTGATACTATTGTTTTAGGAAATTGATCTAAATAAAAGTTCTTAGTATTAGAAGCATTTAGTATTCTTTCAACTGTGTTATTAATAACACCTTCAATGTCGCTTTGTGTTGCAAATGTAAATTGGCTTTTTTCTAAAAATATTTCTTTGTACAATACTCCGTCATCTGCAAAAAGACTAGTATTACTATATTTTCCTGAAGGATCTTTAAGATCAAAATATCTACTTATACCACTACTAATCCTGTTTGTGCTTTTCGTTTTTATAATTTCCTGACTTACTGAAAGTGGACCTATATTATAGTCTTCTCCAGTGATTAACCTATTTTGTGTATAATATGTTGCAGGAGCATTTGCTTTAATTTCTGCATTAGTCTCTGATGCACTTGCATTAGAAACTGTATACTGTAATTTCATTCCAAGTGCTAAAGTTTCAATAGTTCCTGCTTTACTTTGATAAGGAATTTCAATATTAACTGTACCGATTGCTCCTGGTGTAATTACACTTGAACTATTTGCACTTGTTCTGTAATAGACTCTAAAATTACCTGCAGGAAGATTACCAAAAATTCCATCTGAAAATATTAAGTTTACTCTATCGCCAACTCTTGTGTTAACTGCATATACATTTTTTAAGCCTAAGAACAGATTATTATATATAATATTGTTACCTTCTACTGCCTCAATTCTTGTCCAAAAATCTGTTTCAAATCCATTTGAATCAACTGCATATAGCCATAAATCTGTATCATTAATATTAGTAACATCTATTGCAACAGTTTGATTAGGTTGTGGTGAAGATATTGCAAACGGTGAACTATCTAATTTTCCTTGCTTAAAATGCATAAAAAATCCAGTATTAGAACTTCCTGCCCCTTGACCGTCGTCTCTAAATAAAAATGCTGGACTATTTCCTGGTATAGGAGGTTCTTCAACAATTTCTTCACCGTTAATTCCGCAACTCACTACTTCAAATCTTGTGCTTACACCTTCGACCCTTTTAGTAAAAGGAAATGCAGCAGAACTTGTGTTAGTTGCATTAAATCTGTATTGAGCAGATATTACATTTGCTATGTTAGCACTTTTTAAAGGATTGCCTATTTGATTAGTTACTGGCAAAGCAGCATTTAATATTTTAACAAAATGTTCGAAGTAATTTGTATTTGCTTGGTCATTCCATTTAATAGAGGCATTTGCAAGATTCTGGCCAGTGCTATCAATTATAGCTTCTGTGGTTTTTATTGTGGAAAGTTTTAAAAGTCCATTTGCTGGCTGATTCCTCTTAGGATTATACGAAAGCATACGTGCCAAACGTAATACGCTTTCTCTGCGTTCAGCAGTTTCTAAAAAGTTTTCTCTAGCATTTAAATCAATACGGAAACTTAGGTTTTGTCCTAAGAATGCAATCATATCAATTAGTGCTAGATATTCAGAGGACTCAATATAGTCGTTAAAATCTTCAGGATAATTTTGACGCAGATAGTTAACCATCGTGCGACGGAGATTGTCAAAATCGTAACTTTGAAAATCTGCGTTACGAAACGATTGATATATTCTTTTCCAGTCCTCAGATACTAATAATCTTGACTGCCTATCTGTTGACGACATGTCGGTTTCCTCTATTACTATGATATTTATCTGTTGCCATTAAGTGCGTATATAATTTAAAGTAGACCATTAGCTTGATCAAACTTAAAACGTAATTGTTCTGAAATGTTATAGGTAATAAATGTAACAGTACAATCTACTGTAATACCTTGTTCATAAGTATCAACAACAATTTCTTCTACACTCAATCTAGGATCATAGTTTACAATTTTTGTTACATCATCAATAATTGCTTCTTGGACATCAATAGTAAATGGCTCGTATAATAAATCCCATATAATTGTGCCAAAGTTAGGGTCACTTATTTTTTCACCTTGACGTATATGAAAATGATTGATAAGATCTTGCTTAATCAACTCAAAATCGTATAAAGAAAATCCCTCTTTGGCGTTTTCTACACTAGAAAATCCTCTATACACTCTTCCAGAAGAAGGAGTACTTTGCGTAGGGGATACAGCAACTCTTTTGTATAAATTCTTTTCTAATTCGCTCATACTATATTTACCCTATTATTGCGGGCCAACAGGAAGTGTGACTGATCCTGTATCGCCACCTTGTGTTGGTGTGCCGGCTTGTTTTAATTCTTGTTCTAAACTCTTTAATGCATCTAATTTTTCATTGTTGAATCTTTGTACTACACTCTTTCTAACTGCTACTGTGCTTCTACCAAAATATGCTGACCCATTATCTCTAGCTCTTTCATTGTATATTGCAACAATAAGTGCATCATCTGTAGGAGTATCTGTGCCACATGCTTTTACAGCATTTTTAAAAACTCTGTTGCAGCCGCCAGCACCATGCTGAATTGCTGTTGACCATAAAACATCTTGTAGTGTTTTAGATTTCACTCTTACATCAATTCCAGTACTTTTAGTAACTTTATCTGCCGCTGGCACAAAATACTGCACTACAGCATAAGAGTGTTGTGTTTCAGCATTTGCTTTATCTGACATTGCTAGCTGCCAAGTTTGTTTAAATGTATCTGTACCTCCGGCGGCGGCGGAATTTCCTCCCGCTTCTTGTAATTTTTCGTAAGTAGATTTATGCTTACGATTTAAATATTTCATGTAACCTTTAAATGCACCGACTTTACTTGCTATCTGATAAGTTCCGTAACTCCAACCACCTGTACTATCAAAGCCTATTGCTGTTGGATTTCCTCTAGACTCATATTTTTCGCTTAATTTTCCTAATTCGTCTGTAAATTGGAAACTACTACTATAGTCTGCTCTTGGTGGTTCTCCTTGGCCTGTTGATGTTCCTCCTGAAGTGGTTGTAAATCCACTATCAATACTTCCACCACTGTTAGTAACAAACGCACTTCGTGTCATACCTCCTTTATTTTTTAAGAAAGTATCAGGAGTTAGAACACGATCAGCAGTAGCCAATGCTCCGGGTGCTTCTCTATCAGTTTCTGGCTTTTTAAAACTAGAAGGTTCTAAATTTTCATGGTGTGGCCAAGGTTCATGCTGTGGAGCCCTTGGTACTATGCTATCATATACTACAGGAGTTGAACTTCCTGGAAACACATAAGGCATAATTATTGTTTCTAAAGGCACCACTGTCTTAGCTCGTTGTGCTTGTGCGGCTTTAGGGCCATTCATATGTACATAAGTAGCTGTTTCTCTATGCTCTTTACCTGAACTTATATGAGTATAACTTCCAGCTGTTAATCTGTTATCTTGTCCAGAACTAATATTTAAAAATTTGCTTGTAGTAATAAACTGATTTCCTGCAACACCGGTGTGCATGTCGTTTGCTACAGTAATTCTTGCATCTTTTCCTGCTAATAAATTATAATTATTTTGTGCTTCAATTTGTACCCTACCACTTTCTAATCCTTTTGTATCAGTTTCGTTACCTTTACTATACCTAGCTGAAGCTTTTAAGTTAATATTTCTGCCCGCTTCAAAATTAATATCTCTTTCTGCTGTAACATTTAAATCATTATCTGTCATTATACTAACACTGTCTTGTGCATGTATATCAATTTTTCCATCGCTTGTCATTTCTATCCAAGTAGTACCTCTTGAATTTCCTATATAAATCAAGTCTTCAGAATTATGCATTAATATTTGATGGCCTGTCCTTGTACGTAGTCGAACTAATTCGTTATGAGGAATAGTAGTTCTACCACCATCTTCGCCGTCTACCTTGTTAATATAAATTGGCGGGCCATCTTCTGGATGTGTTTTTCTAAGCAGTCCTGGATCGCCGTCATCCATTACAAAGCTTGATCCGCCTAATCTGTTAAAATGTGAATCAAGTTTATCTTCTGCTGAACCAATTGTAACTTTAGGTGATCCGTCTCTTTTGTCTTTTGGACCTGGTGTGCTTATTCCAAATACCATACTAGGTATCTCACGCCTTGCACTAGTTGTAGTTGTACCCCTAGCTTCGTCGTAAATAAGTCCTTGTGTTTCTAAAGTTTCAGTAAAATCTTTATTGTAAGGTTTATTAAAAAGTGTTGGGTCTAATAATTCTCCTGTTTCATAAGCTTTGTTATATTCACCGACTGGTAGCTTTGAGCCTTTTATATTTTCTGGGGTCAACGCAGTTGTGTTTACTGTGCTAGCCCTACCATCAGGAACCATAAAGTTCATATAATCATCAGGAATACATCCTATCCAATAACCAAAATTAGGGTTACCTTCAGCAAATATAACAAGTACTCTAGTTCCAATATCGGGAGGTACTGCCCACATGCCATAACTTTTTTGTGTATTTTGATAACCATCATTAGGAGTAAGTCCTACTGCTGGCGTAACTCCATAAAATGGGCTGAGATATCTTACTTGTACTAGTTCTCCTCCTGCTTCAGGAGTACCACCAGAACCTGTATATCGGATTAGTTCTACTTCTAATCCGCCCATATACCTAGTATCTAAGTGATTGACAACAACAGCTTCATAAGGACCAATGTCACGTTTAGCTTTTGCCTTATCTGTAGTTCTAGTATAATTTCCGCTTGCCATTTACATATCCTGTTCTAGTAATTATTCCTACCTAGGCCCGGAAGGAGTTACAATAGGCTCAAGCTGTTCTTTGTTTTCTTCAGTATTTCCTTGTGTAGTAGGATCACCTGCTCCTCCGGCTACTCCACCAGCAACACCTACTCTAATCTTTTTGCCTGTTTCGAAATCGTAACGATCATCATATAAATCTATAATTTGATAAGCATACACACCTTCGTCTACAGGAATAGTGTTACCTTCTGTGTTAACAACAGAAGGAGATACAAAGTCTGTATCAGCTGTTCTTACAGAAGCTGATGTAGGAGACAAAGCTTCTCTTTGTTTTGCCGCTGTGATTAGATCTTCTTCAGTAAAAGATGTGCCAGCAATAGCATTTAATGCCTTTGTTCTATTTTCTGTTGCTTTATCAATATATTTTTGATTTATTCCTAGCTCGGTATCTGATAATCCTCCTGGAGCTTTTACTTGCCTAGAATTTACTAGGTAAATTTTATAAGCATCAATAGCACCTTCGGGTACAGTATCTTCAAGTTTTTCTGTTGCAAAAACTTGGTCTTTTGTTAAAACTCCTGAAGGTACAATAGTTTGATATAGTACAGGATCTCCTGCAAGAGAAAATGATTCCGGATTAAAATTAGGATCAGAACCTATAGACGGTGCTTCGTATACTTGGCCTGATTCGTCTAATTGGTCTTCTTCGCTTAATATTTTTCCTGGCATTATGCTATTCCTATTCCTTTTGCCCGTTCTAAATTACGCTGTGCTATTGTTCTTAATTGTGCAGTTTGTTCTGGTGTGATAGAAGCTGGCGTAATATCTAATGCTGTAACTTGAATTGGTTTTGCAGCATTTTTAAATTCTTCAGTCTTGTCTGCTATTGCAGGAATAACTCCTGTATCTAAATTTGTATTTAAAGTTTCATCTAATTTAGCGGCTAGTACTCCTAATCTTCCTTCAGTTGATGCAAAGTCTACACTTATTGCTCCAAATGAAGGCACAGCTTGTACAAGTGCATTGTTAATTGCTCCAGTTAAATCGTTTGCGAATGAAAATCCTTGTGATGTATCAACTTTACTAGCTACAAAATCCGCTGGAGAATTACCAAATATTTTTGCCG